AGACGTCGTACTTTATGACCAAAACGGCGACTGGAATCCGATGAATCCAGCTGGGGCTTATTACCCGAATTTATTGCCGCTTCGCCAGATTATTATTTATGCTACTTATTTAGGCGAAGATTATTACTTATTCTCTGGCTATATCACAAACTACGACACAGGTTTTAGACAAGGGAATGAAAACCTCAGCACAGTCAACTTGAAATGCGTGGACGCGTTCAAGCTGCTCGCAGGTTCGGCTATTAGCACGGTCGCAGGTGCTCCAGCAGGTCAGCTCTCAGGTGCCCGCGTAGATGCCCTTCTAAACGCCGTAGATTGGCCTGTAAGCCTTCGAAACATAGATACTGGGGAAAGTACCTTACAAGCGGACCCAGGCACCTCTAGGAACGTTCTAGAGGCATTACAGACGGTCGAGAATAGCGAGTTCGGCGGCATCTTTATAGACGGTGAGTCTAAGGTTAATTTCGTTGACCGTAACACGCTCATCTCACGACCAGCTACTTCTATCTACACCTTTAGCGATACTGGCACGAATATCTCATACACCAATGCAGTTGTAGCCTTCGACGATACCAACCTCATTAACGACGTAACAGTTACCCGTGCGGGTGGCACGGCACAAAACGCATTCGACCAGACCTCGATAGATACTTACTTCCTGCATTCTGGCATCCGTGACGGCATCCTAGTCCAGACAGACGCAGAAGCTCTCAATCAGGCTAGAGGTATCCTAGCTACACGCAAGGACCCAGAGGTTCGCATAGACAGCATTCAACTCAACCTTTACGACGATACCAACCCTAATAAGCCTTTAGCTGGGGTAGACATCGACCTACTCGACGGCATCACGGTCACTAAGACCATGCCAGGCTCGACGAGCGTAACCCAGCCCAGCCTGGTCAACGCCATTCACCATGACATTACTAAATCAAGCTGGAACACAACCCTATTCACTTCTGAGCCCTTGTTAGCTGGCTTCGTGTTAAATAGCACGGTAAGCGGTATACTAGGCGAGGACGTCTTAAGCTACTAAGGAGACACATGGCAGGCGCAGGTTATAACCTTTTTACTACCGGTTCGGTTTTGACAGCCGCTCAGGTTAATACTTTCCTACAGGAGCAGACCGTCATGCGCTTTGCGAATGCAACAGCACGCACCACAGCTTTATCTGGTGTCCTAGCCGAAGGCATGATGAGCTACCTAGACGATACCAATAGCGTCGAGGTATACAACGGCAGCGCATGGGTATCTGTTGGTTCAACAGGTGACATTACTGGCGTGACTGCTGGTACAGGTATTAGCGGCGGTGGCACGTCTGGTGACGTAACTATTACAAACTCAATGGCGACAGCGATTGACGCTAAAGGCGATTTAGTTGTAGGAACAGGTGCAGATGCTTTTAGCCGTCTAGCCGTGGGAGCAAATAACACAGTCCTCACAGCTGACTCAAGTACCGCAACAGGATTGAAGTGGGCTACACCATCAAGCGGCGGAATGACTTTAATTAGCACTACAACGATGAGCGGTGCTTCCGTAACTCTCTCATCAATTCCTCAAGATTATGTTTCGTTACTGCTAGTAGGTAGGTTTTTTACAAACTCAACGGCTGACGGAGTTTTAAGAATAAATCCCAATGGCGATGGTGGTATTGCAAGAATTTCTGGAGTTATCACTTCCGGAACTTTTAGCAGCACTACAAATATTTTACAATTACCAGCAAGTTATGATAGAACAAATAATGACAATAGTTTTCAATTACAAATTTTCAACTATCAGGATACGGATAATTACACTATGCCTTTTATGTGGTCTGGTAATTTTTATGCTGGTGCAGTTGGGTTAATGGCTGGTGGTATTTTAACCGCAAACGCTGGTCCAATTACCTCATTAGTGATTTCCAATACGGGCGGCAATTGGGCCGGCGGCACACTCAAATTCTATGGAGTTAAATAATGACTAAACCAATGATAAGAATACATAATGTTACAACAAATGAAATCATTGATAGAGAAATGACCGATGATGAATTTGCGCAATATGAAGAACAAAAGGTAAAAGACCAATTAGCAGTTAAACAAGAAGCGACCAAGGCAGCCGAAAAAGCAGCCTTATTATATCGTCTAGGCATTACTGCCGATGAAGCCAAGCTTCTATTAAGTTAGCACATTCTTTATAGATAATGCCTAAACTGTGCAAAGCTGGTCAGCAATTACGCGAGCAGATAGACGATGCGTTCCCCAGTAGAGATAGAGCTTCGGATGGAGCCGCGGCGTCACCTGGCCATAAGAAACATAGTCCTAAATCTGACCATAATCCTGATGAAAAAGGGATTGTACGTGCCCTCGACGTTGACGCTGACCTCAAATCAGACAAATCCGCGGCATTCGACTTTGCTAATCAACTTCGACTACTTGCCAGAACTGATAAGCGAATTTCTTATATCATCTTTAATGAGCGAATTGCATCCTGGGTCGGCAATTACCGATGGAGAAAATACAAAGGAATAAACCCACACAAGAAACATATCCACATTAGCTTTACAAAACTGGGCGATAACGATGGCAGCATGTTCTATCTGCCCATATTGACAGGAGACGAAGATGGAAGAACTAAAAGCGATAGCGGCAAGTTGGGCGCGAAGCTTCCTAGCAGCGGGAATAGCGACCTACCTAGCCGTGGGCTGGGATGCCAATGCGATTGTGAATGCCGCTCTGGCCGCGAGTCTGCCTGTTATCCTTCGCTATCTTAATCCTAACGATAGCGCCTTCGGTCGGCGATGAACCCGACAGACTGGGCCGCATTTGTTTTAGCGTGCCTATCTATAGCAGCCATCCTTATCGGTGGTCTGCGTTACATTATTCGCCATGAAGTACCTCTAATAATTGACCGCAGTCACATCGTGTCGCGCATCGAAAAACTAGAGGAGATGGTTCTAGAATTGCTTACTAACGATAGGAGCGCGCGTGGCACAAAGAAGAACAAAAGCACAAAAAGCCGCACTACTGCGCGCTAAGGAGCTCTCAGCTAAACGCCACAAGAAAGAACCTTTGAAGCCTATTGACGTGTGGGCTGTAGCTGTTGTTGAAGCGTATGAAGCTTTAGTACGCGCTGGGTGGGATAAAGACCACGCTCGCTGGTATGTCGAAGACACCATGAGGATACCCGACTGGATTATTCCTAATCCCGACTTTACTCCCTATGAAGACGAGGAAGAAGACGATTAAGCGAATCGTAGTTATTAGCGATTTACAAATACCGTTTCATAATGTCAAACACACAAGAGCAGTTGCAAAGTTCATCAAACGCTACAAGCCTGACGACGTTCTGGCGGTTGGTGATGAGCTCGATTTCCAGACCATCTCACGTTGGTCTAGTGGGCGGGACGAGTGGTCGGGAACTATTGGACGTGATAGAGATACTTGCCAGCAAGTTCTGCACGATTTACAAATTACCCACATTGTCCGAAGTAATCACACAGACAGACTTTACAAATCTTTAGCATCTAGGCTCCCGGGCTTGATTGGCCTACCCGAACTCGAATACGAGAATTTCATGGGGTTCAAGGAGCTAGGCATTAAATTCCATCGTAAGCCGTATGAGATTACCCCTAACTGGATTATGGTCCACGGGGACGAGCAGAGCACCAAGCCACATGGGGGTTTAACGGCGCTAGAAGCCGCTAAGAGGCATGGTAAGTCGGTGGTCTGTGGTCATACCCATCGTCAGGGGATTTCATCGTTCTCAACTGCCTCTGGGGGCGTTTTAACGGGTATTCTGACAGGCTTTGAGGTAGGGCATTTAATGGACGTGAGCAAGGCGCACTACACGCGTGGCACAATGAACTGGCAATCAGGCTTCGGCATTCTGTATGTAGACCGTAAAGGTGTGACACCAGTCACTATTCCTATTGACAAGTCAGGTTCATTCGTAGTCGAAGGCAAGCGGTACGACTAGACCGTTATCAAATCGTTATACGACACGCCGCAGGTTAGGTTGTTGACAGCTGCCTACAGGCGTACATTCTGCCTTACCAACAAACGAAAGGGCAGAAAATGGAAAACGTAATCGAGTTTAAGAAAAACGAACACGGCGAGTATCTTGCCAGCACAGGCGAATTTATTGGTTATTACAAAGGTACCGAACTCTGGGGCCGCGGTTCGACTGGTTGGTATATCACAGAAACAAACGGAGATTTTCGTGGTATTAAATTTGATACTTTAGCCGAAGCTAAATACCATTTAGTACGCCGTCATAATCCGAACAGCGAGCAGTTTTCTAAGATGTTCGCGGAAAAGATTAACCGTGCATTAGGTACGGTGGTCGCATAATGAAGCACAATCTAACACCAGAACAGATAACTACCGTCTGCCTAGCTTTATTTGTTATAGGTCTAGGCATTTATGCAGCTGTAGAACACGTCAAAGAAAAATACTACGTTAGGGGCTATTCACATGGATACAACAGAGCAAAATGGATTTACCGCAAAAACATTACTGGAAGAAGCGGCAGCGACGCTTGATGAACGCGGTCTCGATTACGGCCACCCAGCCGTTAACATTAGAAGAATTGCGGACCTCTGGGCAAGTTACTTCGGTAGGGAAATCGACCCGCTGGACGTGTGTCTCTGTATGGCTCTGGTCAAAATCTCCCGCATCGTGGAAACTCCTAACCGTGACTCATTCGTGGACCTGGTCTCATACGCAGCGTTGGCAGGGGAAAGTGTCATCGGCGACTGGGACAATCTTCGTGGCAATAACTAGAACGCCACGCGGTACATGGTGCGATTATTGCCGTATGAGATGGGGCGTAAACGACATTCGTGGACAAGAACAGGCCGTGTGGTCCATAAGGTCAGAGCGTCACGGTAAAGTCCTTAACCGACATTATTGTTTCAGCTGCGCTAAAGAATGTCAGACTTGGCACGATGGGTCTATGTGGACATTCAAAGAACAGCTCGACTATGCAGAAGGGAAGTATTACTTAGATGTTCAACCTTAACGACTATGAAGACGTGGACTCCAGAATTCATAAGTTTTATCAAGAGTATCCAGATGGAGCCATTATTACAGAGCAGGTGTTAAACGATGAAGAAAAAGGAATTGTGGTTTTCAAAGCCATCGCCTATAGAACTTATGCTGATACTCAGCCTTCCGCTACTGGCTTTGCGCGTGGCGCTCGTAAAGACCGCGGTGTGGATGCTTCTTTCTGGTACGAGAATTGTGAGACGAGCAGCATCGGGCGTTGTCTCGCCAACCTCGGACTTTCTGCTAAGGGAAAGCGAGCATAATCTCTTGAAATGGCAAGGGTTAACGACTCTAAGACAAGCCCTGCGCCAATTCGAGTTCGGACTGAGGAGCAGAAGACGTTTTTGGAATCGACTAACCCAGGCCAGGAAATTGTCTGGGACACAACTATAGAGCCACCAGCTGAAGTTGTTGCAGCTTTTGACGATGCTGTGGACTTGATAAAGAAAGAACTGAAGGCTGAGCCAATACCTACATGCAAGCATGGTCAAATGAAACTAAAAGAAGGCTCAGGACCTAAAGGACCATACAGAGGTTACACATGTCCGCTACCGATGAGTCGCAAGGCCGAACAATGTAAAGCTTTTTGGCAAGTTGTGGACCCTAGCGGCAGATGGTCATTTAGACCAGAGGATGAAGAACGTCTATGACCAGCCAGAGCCGGAAGCATCGAGGGTACGCTTCGCAACGCTTGGTGGCTGACTACCTACGCGCTAACGGTTGGGACAATGCTTTACCCGTTGGCGCAGGTAGGGACGGCAGCGATATAACAGGCGTGCCAGGCTTAGACATTGAGATAAAGGCACGCACTAAGCTAGACTTATCTGGTCTTATGAGACAACTCAAGGACCGAAAACTTAATACTGGTATGGGCGTGGGCGTACTGCGTCTCAATGGCCAGGGCGAAGCGGCTATCCAGGATTGGGTGGCCGTTTTGCGTTTAGAGGACCTGGTGTACCTATTGAAAGCGTCGGGTTATGGAAACTCTGATACATAGGTGCGTGGGCTGTGGTCTATGGATATACGGTAAACGCGAAAGGTGTGAAGAATGCCAAAATTTGATTACGAATGCCGAACCTGCTGGACTACCAGCGAAATAACAATACCTATAGATAAAGTAGAGGATTACGCTTTAATATGTGGTGAATGCAAAAATGAAATGTTCAAGGTTTATGTAGCTACACCGGCTCATTTCAAGGGTACTGGATGGGGTAAAAACTAATTGTGACTCAGGTCACATTAGACACGACACGCCGAAAGGTTACGCTCAAATGAATGACAAACTTGACAACCATGTTATGCTCAGACCGCTAGCGCGCCTGAGAGGCAGCGCACTTCGCGGACGAGCATTAGGCCGAACTATTGTCATTTTAGCGGTGCTAATGACATATAGCTTCGCTGCTGTAGAAAAGATTGAAACTGCTAACGCAGAACTAGAACAGCCATTTCACATTGACAATGTAAAGCTATATTTATACAACAAAGTAGAATGGTCTGAGTTCCAATGCGCTAATGACTTAGCGATAAGGGAAAGTAACTGGAGAGTAAAGGCAGTAAACAAGGAATCTGGGGCCTATGGGATATTTCAGCACATGAGTAAGTATGCGCCTACATGGGATGCTTATGAGCAGATAGATAAGCACATTGAATATGTGGAAGCAAGATACCAAGGCTCGTGGTGTAAAGCCTTATCTCACTCATTGAGGTACGGATGGCATTAGTTATTGGTTTTGTTCTTATCATAAGCTTTAGTGCTGGGTTAGTGTGGTACACGCTTAAAGCATACGATGAACGGGATGAGTGGGAGTCATGGCTCTAAAGCCATATAGAGCTACAGCTCATTGGAAGCGAATTCGATTACAAGGATTGAATAGGGATGCGTGGACGTGCG